CTGGTAGCCAGCAGCGTGCGAGCGGATTGTCTCAAGATGCTCTGAGATGTCACTGGGTCGATTGAGCGCATCGAGAAATGCCTGATCTAGCGTGCGCATGGGAGATACTCCGTGTACTCGTACGGCCAGTGTGGCACCAGTTCAACGATGCCGCGTGTCGTGTTGTGCTGTCGCAGATGATTAGCAGCCATCTCGCTCACGATGTTGGTGCTCCAGCCGCTGGCGTGATAGCCCCCGCTGGTGCCCCAACGATAAATGTAAAAACGATCTCTGTCCTCGATCTCCTGCGTGATGGTGCCGTATTTCTTTCGCAGTTCATCAAATAGCAGAACGTCTATTGATCCAGTATCTCTCACCTCGCTGTAGCTGCCAATCGACCTAAATACCTCACGACTCATCATCAGGTTGCAATGGTAGAGATTGCGGCTTGGCGTGAGCTTGTGTGCGTCCTCCTCGAACCATGCACTAGCTGTATGATAGATGCGATTACTGTCGAGGTGTTCGACGCTGTAGCTCAGACGCCACGGCAGGTAAATATCGTCGTCTTCCCAGATTGCTAATAAGTCGCCGGTGGCGAGCGATGCAGTTGCGTTGAACTTAGCGCCTAGCGGGCGGATCTGATCTGCCACGTTGCAGATCTTGACCTGCGGGTGATCGTAGATCAGCGTCTGCTCGCTGTAATCGTTAAGGATTATCAGCTCTTTCTCGCCCTGATAATCCTGCCGTAGAAACGACTCAATAGCGTGCTCGAGCTGGCGAGGTCTGCCATATGTTGGGCATAGGCAGCTAATCTTTGGCAGCGTCATAACTCACCCCTGAGGTCGTGATCGTACTCTCTCGAGCCATGCCGCGGCATCGACTCTCACTAGCGGATTGTGGCTGCGCCAGTCGCTGTAGTGGCCAAAAATGAAATGGCAATCCTCGCACAACGTCATGAGATTGCCGGGCGATAACTCAAGCTCAGGATGCAGATGATAGGGCATCACATGGTGTACCTCGAGCGAGGTGACACGGTCGCAGGCTTCGCATTTCTGCTGCTGCTCGAGGTGTTTGCGCCTTACCGCTGACCATCTCGGAGATCGAGGAGTGCCGCCGTAGACATCAGCAATGCCCGGAGCTGTCATCAGGCGATCGAGCCAGCGAGCTAAGGCATTAAACATTGGCAGCCTCGAGCACGTGAGTGCGAATCAGGTCAGTGCAGAATTCGGCCAGCATGCGCCAGCCGTGACCGTCTGGATACTCAGGATCGGCGAGAATGGCATCACACACCTCCTCAGCCCATACGCGTAGCAGTTTTGGGTCGGGGATCGGCTGACCAGGGCGAACTTTGATCGCCTGCAACGTGTGCGCCTTGATCAGCGCCTCGCTCAATACTGTAGTTGCGCTAGTCAGACAGAGCTGAGACCAGCCCTCCTGCCCGCGTGCCAGTCGTCGTACTCGCTCGATGTGCTCGACCATATCAGCCTCCTATATGATCCATGAGATCTTGCGTGTCGGGAATCCCTCGACGTTAGAGAATATCCAGCAGTCGCCAGACTTGAGCATCGCCTCGATGGTGCTACTGCTCGCATAGAATCCCTCTGGCCCAGGACTGCCCGGTCCTACTGGCCCAGTGTGCGACGATGCGCCCCAACTGTTATCGATGCGCCCATACTCGCGGCCAGTGATCGTGGCGTAACCACAGAGACACATGCAGTGCTGCCACGTGCCAGCGGCCATGGCGATGCCGTTGGTGTCTCGAGTCATCGTGAATCCCTGCGACGAGCACATCGCAATACCGTAGCCGTTGGCAAGGGCTTTCTTTGCGTCCAGCCAGTTGCGCACTCTCGTGACGGCTCGCACCGGGTGGATTTTCGCAATCTGCTCCAGCTCGAGGGGCACACCCTTGCTGCCGTATTCACGACATCGAGACTCTGAGTATTCCCTCAGGTCGATGCCTAGATACTCCTCGCGGCCGAGCACGCCCCAGTCTCGCACCCAAGCCGCGGCATTAGCGCCGATCGCGCCATCGCCCTTGATGGTGCCGCCGCCTACCTCGACGCGGGCACCACCGTAGATCGGCTCAGTTGCAAGCGGTATGTACTGCTCAGACTCGCCAGCCACGATCTCAGCACACATCGTGTACTCAATTGCCCGCGCAGTCCCGAACGCTACGCAGCTACCGACCTTGCCCTGATTGCGCGGGGACAACAGAGCGCCAGTAGCCTTGCGGGCGAGATCCCAGAGATAAACGTGATCGGGCAGATCCTCGATAGGAGTCGAGCCAATAGGCGTACTACTGATGTCCGCATCGACGCAGGTTGCGACGATGTCATCGACGGCCTGCTTGTCGTCTACCCATCCCGGCACATATTGGCTATTCATCGGATGGTCTCCAGAGCAGCTACGATACGCGCGGCCAGTGTGGTCGCTGCGTCTCGTAGCTCAGGCGTCAGGGCTCGATCGTCTGCGCCCATGACTGCGGTCCACTCGACCGCGATACGCTCTCTGACGGGCGACAGAGCAGCGTCAGCGATGCCAGCATTTTTGCGAGCCGTGACCATGGCAGAGTAGAGCTGCTCGGTGGTCGTGATTGTCGGCGAGCGGATAGTCGCAGGGGCTGCCCGATAGAGGGTCAATAGTTTTGCCAATGTCGCAGCCTTGTCTCGCTCCTGCGATCCGCCGTAGATGCCACCAAGGGCATCGGCCAGCGTGTCAATCGGTGGTACTGGTGGAGTCGATCTGCCGATGATCACGGTCGTGATGACTGGCTCAGTCGGCACATCTGCGACGCTGGTATATGCGAGCAGGCGATACCTGCCGGGCTTGGCGCTGGTCACCACTGTCGCTCGCTGGTTAGCTAGTAGCGAGCTCGGGAAGACTTGCAGGCCAGCGTCGAGCGCAACATACCGGACGACCTTACCTTCAGTCGAGGCAATGACCGTCACAAACTCAGCCACCTCACCGCGCACCTCAGCAGGTACGACGAGCTGACCTAGTACGAGCAGCGCTGCGAGCATCATTGTTGCTGTATCCCTGAGTTACGGGGTTGAGGTCTGCACCCTAGTGTATCGATTTTTGCGCTGATGACAGTTGCCGTATCGGCAAGATCGTGCTGCGTCGAGCTGATGTCCTTGATGCTGCCGCGCAATTCTTTCAGAAATTCCCGGTGATCATCTCTCACCGGGATCAGGATATTCTGCGCTAGCCACCATGCCGCGGCACTGACTCCGCAGAGCACAACATAGAGCAGCCAGACGTGAGGCCCAAACGAACGGCTAACCTCATCCATGACCTAATCTCCTAGTCGTGAGTTTTGACGGCTGGCACATGGTCGTACCTGCCGTCGAATATTTGCGGGTAGATCTCGAGCACCTGCTGCTCAACCTCAAGCCGCTGAGCTTGAGGTAGCTTGCGTCCAAAATACTCTCTAAATTGTGTGATATTCCAGCCCATCTCGTAGGCACCGATGAGATAGTTGCGTAGCTTGTCGTTGAGGGTCAGCGAGTAGGGAACAGCGCCGAATCGCGGGAAACGATGGCACCATCCGAGCCATGGCTGATACAGCACCTTGCCGCCATAGAGACGGACTTTGTCGTGGATGTAGACTTCTTCGCCTGCGAATCCGCGGAAATGCTGCGAGAACTTCGGCCAGTCGGCTCGACGCATGAAAGACAACGCGCTGCCATGGGCATGCACTTCGCGCGTCTCGCTGACCGGGTAGCGACTATCCACTAGCCACGTGCCGAAAAAGTCGCCGCGCAACTCAGGGCTCAGCTCAGTGGCGATGATATTGCCCGCCTCACTGCGCAATGGGCCGACCCACATATCACGACCGACTGCATCGGCGCGGGCAGCAGCTACAAGCGCCTCTACCGCTCCAGGCACGAGCAGGACATGGCAATCGATGACGAGGACGTGAGAGCCCTGCGCATGCTCCCACACGGAGTTTTTCGCGTGCGCTGGACCCATGTTCTTAGGCGCATGAACGTATCGAGCTCTTGAATTAGCGCAGACGTGATGGATATCGCCACGATTAGGCTCGGGGTGATCATCGACGACCAGCAGCTCCACACCGTCGAGCTGGTGGTGCATGCGCAGCGAGGATAGGGTCCACCACACCCCCTGCGGGTCGTCATAGGTCGCCATGCCGATCGTCAGGTCAATTTTCATCTGGTACTCTCGGCTCGTAGTCATCGCATGTTATGCAGTTGCGCTGCGACTGATCCCGCGATGATATCCTACAGCGATCATGTCTACCACACACGTGCAAGATTGCCAGTGTGCCACCGCATCCGCAGCTAGGCTTAGCCTCGAGCGCCTCGCCTAGATGCTGGCATGGGGAGGCCATGTGAAGCTTGATTTTGCGCAGCATCTCGAGCTGATAGGGCGTCGGCCCTGCCGCTGGCGGAGTCGCACCCGTAGTCGTGACCGATGTCGCCACCGTTGCCGGATCTCCGCCCCAGAGCGCTCGATATCTTGGGTCGTGATCGAAGAGCCAGCAGAGGCGGCATCCGTCGCGCGGTGGTGTGTGGTTGCAGGGTTTCATTCGGTAATTGTCACAGTGATTGGATGTTGACCTTGCGTAATGTAGCAACCAAAACAAGGTAAAGTGCCAAATTGAATATATGATGCGTCAAAATAAAGTTTTGAAAATGTTACATTAACAGGAAGAGAACATGGAAAAGTAGCGGTCGAATCATAACCTCTGGCTGCATTTGGATAATTGTCAACAAATGGGTAGGGGTTTTTAATGGCTTGGCCCGACATGGTACATGGTTGAATACCATATCTGACTATTGAGGCAGTCCAATCTAATTGAAAGATACACTCATTTTCTCCGTAAGTATTATTTAATAAACTTATCTGTGGACCAGTAGCTGGATAAGCATACGTTGTAATTCCAGAACACACATATGTAGTTTCACAATTAAAAACAATAGGATACCAAGGCGAACATTCTGGCTTTAATCTCCATGCAATTAAAGACGTATTAGTAATTATTCTTTCAAGCGTAAATGTTAAACCGTCTAAGCATGGGCATGTTCCAGATGAGTCTGTAAATGTAACATACAACTTATTTGGTATATAAATTTCAGGAGTACAACATGTATTTATAACTGGACAACAAGACGCGTTTTCTTTCGCATTACAGCACTTCGTGCACGTCAATCTCTTGCACGCTGGCGTCGCTATCTCACCATCTGTCGTACCATTGCTGGCAGGATACGAGCATGAGCACCCCGTCGAGCAGGTGCCGTTACCGCCAGAGACTTTGATCCATTTCTGCAATTCTGCGCGCCATTGCCACGTGCATGACCCGGTGCAGGGTTGCTCGGTTGTGGTTGTTGTCGTGGTCGAGGATGTGCTGCTAGTCGTGGTCGATGATGTCGTGGTGCCCGTGCTGGTCGTCGTTGTCGTGGTCGGCGGCGCAGTGCTAGTCGTCGTCGTAGTTGTGCTGGTTGTCGTGGTAGTTGGAGAGTTTTGACAAAACGCAAAAGCTTCCTGTCCAACATAAGCACCCGGCTCAGATGGAGGATATCCGCAATAGCAGCCTTCAGCGCACAGGCTATAAGTTAATACCCATGCCGCGCCGTTCCATGTGTACGTGCAAAATAGGTCGCATGGAGTTGTTGTCGTCGTTGTCGTGCTCGAGCTTGTTGTCGTCGGTGGCGATGTGCTACTAGAGCTAGTTGTGGTCGAGCTTGTTGTGCTTGATGATGAGCTCGAGGAGCTCGAGGACGAGCTACTACTTGACGAGCTCGAGGTCGTTGGAGGCATCGTACTCATCAGTACATGCCTCCCGTGGAGGTCGTGCTAGTCGTCGTTGGTGCTGCGGTACTGGTCGTGGTGGTCGTTGTGCTCGAGGTCGTGCTGGTCGTGGTGGTCGTCGTCGTTGTGCAGTAGTACGCCCCAGGCACACATATGGTCGTGTAGTTGGGCGTGATCGTGCCATCAACGCAAGAGATGGATGAGACGTAGTCGTAGCTCAGGATTTCGCCACCACCACCACCGGACAGGATAACCATGTACACCGGATTGCCGTAGCTGTTAATCCCCGCGTACCTACCTAGGTATCTTTGCACTGACGGCACACCGCCGTTGATGTCCTTGATTTTGATATCGACATCGTCGGTCCACGTGTCGGTATCGGCGACGTAGGTCAGCAATTTGCCTGGATAGTACCCTGATGTCGGCGTTGTCGATGTGACACGCACCACATGCACGATCGGGTAGCTCGGCCCGGATCGTGGCATGACGTTGCGGTCACGATTGGCCAGATTGCCCGCCTCATACTCACGCAGGAGCGTCGCAAGGCGCGCGATTGATTGGTCGTCTAGGAGATAGCCAGCCATCGTCTACGGGCCTCCTAGAGTGATGGAAACGTGGTGCGCGGGTAAATGTCGAACGTCAACGGGATAGGACTACTCGCAGGTGCGAGCGGTAGGCCTGCGCCGTCGAGATTGACTGGTACTGTCACGTTGACGCCGTTGTAGTCGATAGGTGAGCGCACGCCTGCGACAAGCTTAAACATGCCCATATCGTTGACGACATGCGTCCAGCCATTTGGTCGATACTCAAAAACTAGCGTCCAGCGCCAATAGCTCACGTTGTTTTCGTACACCAGATTGGCGCTAACACTATTGAGCTTGGCCAGCGCTGTGCCGATAACATACGGGCCGACCGTGTATGAGCTTGCATTAACCGTGCCGATTGATCCGATCCACGCTGCTGATGGAGAGTTTACGGAGTTGAGACCTACCGTGATCGATGCGCCGCCCTTGACGATCTCCGGCACGGGCAGAAATGGATCTTTAGCAGAGTTGCGGATCAGCGTGCCAGAGCGGTCAAACATCACGCCGAGCGGGTATGAGGTCGTCGAGACGCTGTAATCTCTCGGCCTCGATAGCGGGTTCTCTTCACGATCCGCTGGCGGTTGCCCGGTCTGCTGAGTCTCGACAGCAGGGTCGCCAGATGGCGCTGATGCTGCCGATGGTGCATCGACGTTGTAGCCGTAATTGACGCTAATTCGCCAGAGCGTAGGGTCGCCCTGATCTTGTGACGGGCTGATGCTCAGGCAGTACGCGTTGGCGTCCTCGTTGTGCGCCGAGAATATGACCGGCAGCGATGGATGAGATGCTGCGTACGCTGGCCCGTAGGATGCGGCGTCAGTGCGCACCAAGAATACCCGAGTATAGGTGCGATTGAATTTTTGATCGACGCTCGCCGTGCGCCCCTCGGCGACCTCGGTAAACAGTGTATACGCCATGTCGCCTCCTTATTTGGGGATGACCAGAGTGCCGGGCTTAATGATGTTGGCCTTCTCAGCCGCAGCCACTAGACGCTTCATTTGCTCAGCCTGGATCGCATCCTGCCGCGCAGCCTCAGCAGCAGCAGCGACAAGTTGCTTCTGCGGGTCTGCCTGAGCATTCATGCCCTCGACTCTCGCCCTGATCTGAGCCTCAGCAGCACCGGCAGAGCCAGCCACAAACGCCTGAGCAGTGCCTGCCTGGGGCGTGGCAAATTGCTTGACCATGTCTTGGAGTTGCTTGACTACTACCCTAGTTTGTGCTGCTCGCAATTTGTCGGCGCTCTCCTTGCTGCCCTTGGCTGCCTGCGCCATCATTATCTCGACATTGCCGGTCATCTCGGCGAATTTCTCGGTGATGGTCATATTGTTTTTCAGTATTTCACGAGTCATTTTCTCGTTGTCTTTGGTGGCATTATCAAAATCGAGCGTGAGCAATGCCGTCTGTCTAGCCTGCTCCTCGAGCGCAGCAGTGCAGGCTTTAGTCTCTTCCTCAAGATTTTTTGCAGCCTCAGCCTCGACCTTGGCAGCCTCGATTTTCGCTTCCTCGACAACTATGGCTTGACCCCATGCGGCTTGAGCTGCTGCGAGGATTGCGGCATTTTCTCGAGCCAGTCTTGCTACCTCAGCAGGATCTGGCCCAAGGTCGAGATCACTGGGTAAGCCCCGAACTCCTGAAATAGCATTCAGTCCTGCTCTGAATGGAGCTGCTGCTACCGATGCTGCCACGTTGCCTGGGGTAAGATCTTTATAATCCTGCATCAATTTGCGTATGCCAGCGACTACCTCGTCAAACATCGTCTTAATGCTGACTATCGCGTCGATCAATTTGTTAGCTACATCTTTGGCAATTTGTTTGCTGGACTCAAATATGGCCTTCAATCCTTCGCCCTTGGTGCCCGGATCGATCACGGGCAAGAACGCCGCGGCGATCTCTTGCACGACCTCCTTGACGCCTTCAAACGCGCCTTTGAGCGCAGAGAATGCTTTTTCCGGTTGAATTATGGCAAGCATCTGCTTGCCTATTTCTGCGAGCAGATCATTGAAGCCTGACGACAATTGTCGCAATTGCCCGTCAAATGATGCGCCAAATGCTTCAGCGGCGGCCTTAGCCTCTGGTGAATTGCTCGCTCTGAATACTGCGCGTACTGCCGTTGCACTGCTCACCGAGCCTTGCTGCACGGCAGCCATTGCCTCCTCGACCGAGTAGGCATTGCCCGTGACTGCCTCGAGCTCTTGGGCGAGTGCCTCAAATACTTTAAGGCCACCTCTTTGCAATGTTTTGAGCGGCCCATCTGTGGCGATGGCTGCGCCACGGATCTCGGTGATTGCGGCAGCAACTGCTTGAGCACCAGATGCTCCACCACCGAGCAGCTCGATTGCGTTGCCAGCATTGGCCAAGATCGTTGATGCGCCTGCCGTGCTGATACCAGCAGCGGTAAATTGCTCGAATGCTTTGGCTAGATCCTGCAATGGCACGCCACTGCTGCTACTTAGGTCTCGTAAATCCTTGATTACTTTATTGCCAGCCTCGATCGATTTGGCTGCGTACTGAGCTCGTATCGTCATGGTCTCAAGAGCGCCACCCATCTTTAGGATAGATACAGCGCCTTGGATAGGCAGGCCAACGAAGAATTGGAACACGCCGCGTGCCATGTCAAGCAGGCCTTTGACATCGTTCAAAGATTTAAGGCCTAGTGACTCTGCTAAATTTAACTTTTTCTCGCCTAGTTTGTCTTTTTCCTTCTTGAGCGCCTCAAGCTCTTCTTTAGTTTTCTTTGCTTTGTCGCCTACATTTTTGAGGTCTTTGCTGGCATCGGCAGCGCCCTTAGTCAGCTCAGCGCCCTGCCATGCCATCTGTACCGAGAGCTTAGCGATACTAGCCATATGCCTGCTCCCTAGTCATGACCTTGGCCCCGGTCTCTACCAGTGCCGTGAGTGTCGTTCGCTCTGACTCCATCTCCGCGCAGAGATCGCGAGGCAGAAAGTCTGTGATTTTGGCGCCCTTACTCCATGCCGCCATCGGTGCCCATGCCGCTAGCGCATGCTGTAGGTCGCTGCGGTAGTAGCCCCAAGGATCGAGCCGTATGAGTGCGACCCACTCAGCCAGCTCTGTGCTACTCATCCGCTCCTCGATCTCGCCGACCGTCATGCCCAGATGACCAGCGAGCCGAAATAGCACCCGCCTGAGCGGGCGCTTGGCTAGTTTTTTTCCACGTCCTCAGGACGCAGGCCTACCAATTTGCAACTGGCATCCCAGAGCTTATCGATCGACATGGCGGGCAGCCCGCTCACAACTGCGATATCATTGTCGGCAAACAGGCGCACACCTTGCTCGTCGCAGATGGTGAGCACCAGCAAACGGGCGCGGATGTTGGCGTATCGTGCCGCGCCTTCATTTTCGATCTGCCACGCATCCCATTGGTCGCGCTGGCCTGCCGTAATCTCGCGCAGGCATACATCTCCGCCCCACTCGGGCACGGAGATGGTCACGATGCGTGGCTTTGCGCCTGCGATAATTGCTGCTCTGTCAAGTGCCATTATACGTTACTCTTGTCGCTCAATTGGAGAGTCACTGTGTACCTCAGCGCTTCATCAGTCGCGCCGATATCAGGATACCCGATCTCGCTGATGTATCCATCGTACACTGCGATTGTATCGATATTTGCGCCACCAAGATCGACGGTCACGCGAGTGTGAACCTTGGCGAGCCGACGAGTATCGAGCAGGCTCAGCAGGTTAGTGGCAGTCGCGGTATCGTCGAGATACAGCGTGAATTGCACTGTGCCTGGGTCATTTCTGACGGGCACACGTTGCATTTTTGTGTCGCTCAATGCGGTCACATCAGCAAACGTCGTAGATCGTGCATTAGCTGCGATGCTGATCAGCCCGCTGAGCGCTGCTGTAGTGCCTGCGGTGCTGCTGCTCAGCGTCGCATAGGCTGCGGTCGTTCCCGGTCCTAGTACATTTGGCATGTCGAGACTCCTTTACTGGTATGTGCCGACTACGTCTATCGTAGTCAGTCGTGCTAGCTCGTCGGTCCCATCTCCCCCAAGCTCGGATTGATCCTGCGCTTCCTCGATGCGCCAGTGATGGACTGTCGTGCCGTCTACTGTCTGTCGCCCTGGTGTAGCCTCGATCTGAGCCGCAATCCACACTAGGACGCCCTGCGCACTCGATCGAGTCTCAGCCACTGCCGTCAGCGTAACACGCTCTGTGATTACCGCTGGTATGCCCGTGAGCAGCATCTGTCGCTGAGTGCTGATGCCTTGGTAGACCACATAGGGCAGAGACGATCCCACTGGCGCATTCTCGGGTGATATGCCACCGGGTATAGTCGTGCCGTAGTTGGTGCGACCGACGAGGTAGGTGCGCAGAAGTTTGCCAAGGGCACTCATGTATCACTCCCCATGTCGGGGCTGATTTTGCCCTTGGCGATCAGGTCGTCAATGGCCATTTGCAGATAATCGACTGTGATGTCGGAAACCTGCCCGCTATTGGAGTCGAGTGCAGGTCGCAAGAAGGGTTTGGGGCTAACTCTTATTCGCTTATTGCTGGCCCAAATTTTGGCGGTAAATCCATTTTCCACCAAGTGCGCATATTTGGCGGGCTTTATTGTGATAGTGACGTTGCGCTGCGCTTTTTTGGCAGCAGTCGGCTTGTAATAGGCAAGGAATACTTTGGCCTCGCTATTGCGCTTTGGCCCAATGATGGCATTCACCGCGCCCTTGCGGGTCGTGGCGACTTTCACGCCGATGCTCTTTTTGAGCGCTTGGCTAGCCCCATACATGCGCACCAACTGATCGCCGACACGCATTGTCTCTTTTCGATTTGGTGCTTTAGCCTTGGCCACCTTTGCGACCTGACCGCCGACCTTGCGAGCCGTTCGACGTAATGCGGTACGGATAGCTACCGGGAATTTTTTGAGCTTGGCGACCAGCTCTACTAGCCCATCGATATTGAGGGCGCTGCGTATAGCCATCACGCACCTCCAGTCGTGGTGGTGGTGGTCGTCGTAGGTGCTGCCGTTGTCGTCGTGGTCGTGGTTGCTGGCGCATCTGACTCGACCTGCATAGCCGTGATGCGCAGGTGCTTATTGACACCCTCAACGGTGCTTAATCCCACGATATTGAGCGTGATCGCTCCGTAGATCATGCGGTGAGTCGGCAGCACATCGGTGCGGTATCGCATCGTCACTGTGTAGGTCGTGACTGATGACTGCATCAGAGCGCTCTGCGGTTCGCTGCCAGGAGTCGAGACAACGCTGGCCCACACTGTCGCGTAGGTAGCCCACGTGCGGATTGCTTGACCGTAGTCATCGAGCGCATCGGTCGCAGCCTGCAAGGCTACGCGACGGCGCATGTCTCCTACTACGGTGCCAGCAGGCATCAGCTATACCCTCCATCGGAGTAGAGCCTGAGCACGCTATCGACTGCCAAGGGGACTTCAGATCCAAACGATCCGACTGCCTCTCTGTGCTCGTACCAATGCGCGACGAGCATCATGATGGCGAGGCGCAGGAGCTGCGGTATGCCCGTGCTTGCTGAGCCGTAGCCTGCGATCCAGTCGATCTCGATTGCGCCACGCTGAAGCGGGTAGGTGATTGGCCACATCCCGCTTGGTGGCAGCACGAGCAGTGGTGGGTTGTTGTCGAGGAGAATTTCAAAGTCATTGGCGGCATACGTCATCGTCTGCTGATTACCATCACCGTCGTAGTATCGGATCCGCGGTGTGATGTATGCGATGCCGGTCACGAGATTAGCCGCAGCCTCGATCGCAGGCGACCTTGGCAGCTCGATGTCGTACGGCCAATTGTCCATTGTCAGGCGGTATGCGGTATAGATCAGGGTGCGGCTAGTGTAACGCTCTACCATGTCACGTGCCGCGCTGATCATCGCAGTGATGAGCGCATCATCATCGCTCAGGTCCACGCGCAGGTGGAGCTTCGCCTCAGCCAGTGTGACTGGCTCGGACGTGCCACGCGCGAGGATCTTGATGTTCATCGTTTCTCCACGTTTTTACGGCGCTTATTGTCTGCGATGTCTAAAGGTGGTGAAGCCGGTGCTGCTGGCTCCTGATAGGGCTCGGCGAGCCCAGCGGATACGAGCCGCTGGGCGTCATCGCCAATAATATCCAGAACCTCACCGGGCATGTAGCTCACGAGAGTGCCTACGCAGTGGATGAGTATTTTAACTCTCATGAGCTTACCCCACATTAGGATGCTGGCTGAGTGATACGGACAATCGCGGCAGACTGAGCCACCTTGGCGTCAGAGCGGCGGACTGCCATGAAGCCCGTCTGGTAGGCATCAGCATAGCGTTCGTTCATGCGGATGATTTCGATATCGCCCGCATCACGGATGTAGTATTTGGAGAAATCTCCAAACAATACGGTCTTGGCGTTGGCAGCGATCGAGCTGGCCATTGCGTTATTGATGATGACTGGATAGCCAAGGAGCCGCGGTGCGTTGCCGTTCAAGAGGTCCAAGAACAATGGGCGGCTCTGTGAGTCGGCCAGTTGCAGGATGGTAGACCAGATCGACTGGTGCATCATCCATGCGCCATTCTGTTGGTATCCGTAATCGAGGGCATTACGGCATCCCATGATATTGGCGAGCGTGATGGTCGTTGTGGTCGCGCCAGCAACACCAGCGCTGGAGCCGGTGACTACACCCTGAGGAGCAGTCGTGCCGTTACCAGTTGCGTGATCGGTGGCTTCCTTGCGACCGAGACGCTCGCCGAGTAGGCCAGCAACTTCGGTAGCGAGATCCAAACCGGAGTCACGTAGGAGCTCATTGCTGAGCAGCACCAGAGACTCGGTGCGGTATGCGCCGAGGATGATCTGACCGAAGGTCATATCGGTAGCTGATGGTGCGGTGTTTTCCGCGCCGATCGCACCCGGGTTGCCAGTGTCGTCAATCGTGGGGAATGGCAGGCTGTTACCCGACTCGGTGCGGATGACGCGAGCGACATCACGCAATGGGTTGAAATAAACGATTTTCTTTTCCAGCTCGGCAAGAAATCCCTGCGGGATGGTGTAACCACCGGCACTGGAGCTGGTCGAGTTGGCGCGAGTCAGCACGATGCGATTGCTGCCCAGGTTGAGCCCTGAGCGCTGAGCTGCGCTGCGGTGCTCAGGGCGAGCATCGTTGCCCAAAAACCAGCCACAAAGAGCGGTTTCACGGTCCCGATTGGCGCGCTTGTCGTCGAGGTCGCGGGTGAACATTGGCACGCCCACTGGAGCTGGGCGAGTGCGGCGTGAGCTTGCGCTGAGCACATCGCTGAGACGTGCGCGAGCTGCCTGCTGCTGAGCTGCTGGATCTGCTGCTGGTGCTTCTGCTGGTGCCTCTTCGCCAGAGACCTCTTCAGCCATTGCCATTTCGATAGCTGCGATGCGCACATCGTGATCAGCGATAAGAGCGACGATTTCATCCACTTTGGCAGTCTCTTCTGGCGTCCACTCACGGGTCGATGCCGACTCGTGATAGGTTTTTGCCTGCTCTACTAGACGTGCTCGCTCTGCGAGCAGGTCGCGACGTGATACGCTCATGCAATCCTCCCTGCGCAGCCGAGCTGCGACAAAAGTAATCTTCGGCCTCGCAAATGTACGCTCAGCCGCAATTGGCTAGCGCTCCACTGATCACGCGACCGTATCGCGACCGTGGTGTCCGGGTATGCGGGGATGGTGACGACGGAGACCTCAATGAGCTCGACATCTGTCACGGTCCGCACTCGTACTGTTTCCTCGATTGTCCACTCGTCAGCTCTGACAATAAATCCAAACGACATTTGGTTGACATCGCCGCGCTGAATGAGTGCTAGCAGATCTTTGGCATAGCTGGTGTCTGGCGGGTAGATCTCAACGCCAAGGCCATTTTTGTCGGTGCTGAGCTTCAGTGTGCCCGCACTGCGACGACCTAGCACTAGCGATGAGTCGTGATTGACCAGCGCTCGCACATCCGCGGACTTATCCTCGAGCGTGCGAGTAAATGCCTGTGGGCTGATGCGCTCGCGAAACCCACCTAGATCCTCGCTGAGCGGCCCGTACACACTCGCATAGCCCATCAGTCGGCCCGCGTCAGATGAGACGGTAGAGAGTAGTCTACGCTCCATCGGTGACCTCCTGCGCAGGCTCTGTTTTGCGTAGCGGTAGGATCGGTCGCCACTTGATCCGCCAGCCATGGCGACCACCTGGGCGGCTTGGTGGCACTAGCTCACGCTCACGCTCGATACCGCAGACACGGCAGCGATTGGTCGAGCCATGCTCGCAGCTCGGGATCTGGTGCTCGGTCATGGCGAGAGCCAGAGCGATCACGGCATCGCTGGCATATGCCTCAAGGTCGTTGGTCTCTGCTGGTGCCGGTGGTGCTGCTGGCAGCGCTGTAGGATCGACGACGACAGGTGCGACAGTAGGATCGGCAGGCGGTGCTTGAGCTCCACCCATTGAATTGACAGGTTGCATATTGAGGGGCTGAAGGAACACATCTCCACCCTCGATAGGGTCGAGCTGCTCGAGCGCTCTGATCTCATTGACGGAGAGCCAGCCCCAGTTGCGACCGATTGCGTATGCGCTGTATCTCGCTGCTAGGTCGGTGCGCAGCAGCCCCTCGACGCGATGCTCCACGTAGTAGCTGCTGCTGATTGGCAGGAGCAGTTTATTGCGAACCTCCTGCTCGATGCGGACAAGCCAAGGGCGCAGCGTTTCGCTGAGGAAAGCTTGGTTTTCCTGCTCGAGCGAGCTGTAGGTGCTGCCACCAGTTGCCCGCAGTTTTGATACGGGGATGTTGAACCAGCGGGCAATCTCCTCGAGCTGGAAACGCCTCGTCTCGAGGAACTGCGCATCATCTGGCGGTATTGCAGTCGTGGTCCATTTCATACCTTCCTCAAGGATTGCGACCCTCGAGGCATTGTCGATACCGGAGTGCAATCGTTCCCAATCGCCACGAAGGCGACCGCGGGCATCATCGCTGAGCCTGCCGGGATGCTCTAGCACGCCAGACGGCCGAGCGCCGCGACCGAAAAATGATGAGCCAAATGACTCAGCAGCAATGCCGAGACCGATTGAGTCTCGAGCCAATGCAACAACGCTGGCACCAACGTAGCCGTCACCGCCTGGGCCACGTAGATGCAGTACGTCAGATGCTGGTATGTAGGTCGCACGAGAGAAATCGTCGCGATAAATATATTGCAGATCGCCGTTTTCGCTTCGCCCGACCTTCATGTTTTCCGCCCTGAGCAGCCATAGGCGCGTTGGGCGGCCGATTGTGTCTCGCTCGATCTCACAGTAGCCATTGCCCCACGTCAAAGCCTGCGCGAGCCATTGCTCACGCAGTTGCATCGAGGTCATCTCCTCGTTTGGCGCAAATCGCAGGAGGTCAGCGACCATCATGTCGTCAGCGATAATGCGCCCATTGGCAGTCTGCTGATAGACGTGAAACGGCAGGCTACTGATTGTTTCGGAGATAATGCGCACGGCTTGCCAAAATGGCGCATAACTGAGCGCTGAGCTCTCAGATACTTGCACGCCAGCGCTGCTAACCGCGCCACCGTAGAACGCTGTGAGCGCGGGATCTCGCAGGCTCGGGCGATTGCCCGCGCGCAGAGTGAATATGCTCCAGATGCGATCGATGATCGTCATATGAGAGTCATCCCTCGCGACTCGTACACCGATGGGGCACCACGCCCTATCGCTCCGCCTGCCTCGCCGACTCGAGATCGTGCGACTGCCATGATGCTCGCCACCAAGGCGTCAATCTTTTCCGATGACTTAGCCTTGCTCGGTTTGATATTCCCGGCAGCGTCTGACTCTATCGAACAGTTACCGAGGCACCATCGCAATACCGGATTGCCATCGTGTCGTAATTTTCTCGCCATGACTAATGTCTCAAAATCCTTAGCGGCAGGACTCATGCTCGCATAGCCCTGCCCAAACGACACGATGTTCAGCCCGTCGCTCTGCATTTGCTGCGCCAACTGGCTAGCGTTCCATCTGTCAATTGCGATATCGACTACCCGATACTGTGCGCATAACTGCTTGATCCGCGTGTAAACATCCTCGTACTCGATCACATCGCCATCGGTGACGTTGATGTGCCCGCTCGCATGCCATTGGTCGTAGCGCATGCGATTGGTGCGCTCTCTCTGTTTGAGCGCACCTCGAGGTGCCCAACATGTCGGCTCAATCCAGATCGTGCCATCGTCGAGCGGAAACGCCAAAACAAACGCCGAGAGATCCATGGTGCTGCTCAGGTCGAGCGCACCATAACACAATCGACCATCGAGATCAGGTCGAGGGCTGCGGCATGCGTCCCATGTCTCGGGTGCGATCCATCGTGTGATCGTGTCGGTCCACTCGCAGAGATGGAGGCGGCGAAATGCTAGCTCACGGGCAGGTGATTGGGCGGCGTCCATGGCGGCTTGGTGCATGTAATCGGGCAGCACAGATACACCATAACCGGGGTTTGCTGCTCGCCATGTAGACTCATCACGCCATGACGCACCGTCTGGCGCACGATACAGAACGGGCAGGAAACTGTGATCGACCAGCGAGCCATCAGCGACTGAGCGGGCGTGCTGGTGCATCTCATAGCAGAGCGAGTTGCGATCGTGCCCTGCCGTCGTGATCGCCACGGTGAGCGGCTGCCTGCGTGAGCCTACGCTTGTTGTGAGCACATCCCAGAGCTCTCTGTTGGGCTGAGCGTGCAATTCGTCAAATATGATGCCTGAGCAGTTGAACCCGTGCTTGGTGTGAGCATCTGCGCTGATTGCTCGATATCTGCTACCGTTCTTGGTGACGATCTCTTTGCGCAGCACAGTGCAGCGTGATGCAAGCATTGGGCTAGCCTGCACCATGCTGCTTGCAATGTCGAACACGATAGATGCCTGCTCACGATCAGCGGCTGCCGACACGATCTCCGCGCCCTTCTCCCCATCTGCCATGAGCAAGTAGAGCGCTATGCCTGCGCACAACGTAGACTTGCCATTTTTTCGCGGGATCTCGATGTAGCTGGTGCGGTATTGGCGCAGGCCATCGGCACGGAGAGTGCCGAACAATGGCTCGATGATGTCTCGATACTGCCACTCTGCCAACATGAGCGGACGGCCTGCGTCCGCTCCTTTGACGTGCGTTAGACATGTCCGGAAAAACAGCTCGACGTTGCGAGCGGCTAGCTGCCCAGGAGTTTGAGTATCGGGTTGTCGTCGGGCACGCTTGCTGCCGTCACCTGCTGCTCGGCGGGCAGGCGGGTGCTCGATCGTGTGCGCGGCATCAGGTTGAGCGAGATCAGCATCGACTGGATCCGCGACTCGCTTCGCCCGAGCTCTGCGTACGCTGGGTGTAGAGCTGGCCCGTTTTCGCGGTCGATCATTGGGCTCGGTAGCTGATCGATCAGGTCGCGCAGGATCTGCGCTCTCGCCAGCATTTTTGCCGCCATCGTCACCGCTGCGAGATCTGATGCCCCGCCCGTTCCCACGTGCGCCATCGCCTCGACTAGCCATTTGTATTGCACCATTTCTAATTTTGATAGACCGATCGGCTTTTCGGGCAATGGCCCGCCAGCTCTCAGCCATGAGGTGCGATCAACCGGCTTGCGGCCACGCTTGGCCATTGTGATATCTCCACTATTACCAAAAATATCCATAGATCCTAGGCAAAAACAC